GCTGGATGGCTAGCAGGGGCGGCCTCAAAGCGGTGAATGACGCGCTCGAGGGGGCGCGGCCTGCGCCGCGTGTCGCGCGAGGCAAGAAGGAGGAGGAGCAGCGCGAGCTGCCTCTCCTCCCCGCCGGCTGCCCGGTGAAGCCGCTCGGCAAGCTGCTGCAAACGTGTTTCTACCTCGACGAACAGGGCCAGCTGATCGCCCTCGGCCCGCGCGACCACGGCAAGACGCACATTCAGAGCCTCTTCGGCCGGCGCGCTGGGCTGGTCCACGAATATTGGCCGCGGCTTAGCGACAAAGTCGACGACGCGACCGGCGAGCGCAAGGTGACCGGCTGGAAGCCCGAGGTCGCCGCGGAGATCCTGCAGGCGGCCTGCGCGCACGTCGGGCTGTTCGATCCCCAGGGCAAGGTCCGCGACCGCGGCGCCTGGCGCGGGCCCGCCGGCGAGCTCGTCATCCACCACGGCGACAAGATTTACCGATCGGGCGCACCGCACGGCCTCGCCTGGGAAGAGCCGGACCTAATCGACGGCTACGTCTATCCGACTGCGCCGGCGATGCCGCGACCGGAGATCTCAGCCGTCGACCATCAGCCCGGCGTGTTCCTCTTGTCGCTGCTCCGCACCTGGTATTGGGAGCGGCCGAAGATCGACCCCTATCTACTGCTCGGCTTCATCGCCCAGGCCCCGTTCGGCGGCGCGATCGACTGGCGATCGCACGTCTGGGTGACCGGCGACAGCGCGACCGGCAAGTCGACGCTCGAGAGCAAGCTCTTGCAGTGGCTGCTCGAGGGGCTGCAGCTCCGCACCAACGACGCGACCGAAGCCTCGATCCGCCAGGTCCTCGGCAAGCAGACCCTGCCGGTGTTCTTCGACGAGCTCGAGGCCGAGGACAATAACGACCGGGCGAAGCGGGTGATCAAGCTCGCGCGCCTGGCGAGCTCGGCCGGCGTCATCTTCCGCGGCGGCAGCGACCACCAGGCGACCGAGTTCGTCGCCAGATCCTGTTTCTACTTCACCTCGATCCTGATGCCGCCAATGCTCGCCCAGGACCGCAACCGCATGGCGATCCTCGAGCTCAAGCCGATCCCGCCTGGCGCGCGCGAGCCGATGCTCGACCGGGCGCGGATCGTCGAGCTCGGCAAGCAGCTGCGCCGGCGCGTGATCGACCAGTGGGAGCGCTATGACGCGACCTTGCAGGCCTATCGTCGCGCGCTTGCCGGACAGGGCCACAGCGGCCGCTCGGCCGACCAGTTCGGCAACCTGCTCGCCTTCGCGGATCTGCTGCTCTACGACGGGCCCGAGCCCGAGCCCGACGTCCTCAGCGACTGGGCGGACGCGCTCAAGGCCTCCGAGCTCGCGGAGACGGCCGACAACCGCAGCGATGCGCAGGAGGCCTGCGAGTTCCTGACCGGCTTCCCGCTGCAGCTGCGCGGCGGCGACGAGCCGAAGCCGATTTCGCGCTTTATCGAGCTCGGCCTCGGCCGCGGCGTTACCAACCTCGACGGCAGCGATGCCGAGCGCGCGCGATCGACGCTCGAGAACCACGGACTGAAGCTCGTCGTGCTCACCGACAAGGGCGGCGCGGCCGTGCCGAAGCCCGGCCAGCTGCCGACGCACCTGGCGATCGCCAACTCGCACCAGGCGCTGGCGCGGATCTTCGCCAGCGCCAGCGGTGCCCGGGAGCGGCGCTGGGCCGACGGCGTGTGGTCGCAGACCTTCGGGCGCGTGCCTGGCGCCGTGCGGCGCGTCCAGGTGCGCTACGCAGACGATGCTGGGCGCAAGGCGACGCTTGTGCCGATCGACGCGCTCCTCGGCCTTGAGGAGGCGAAATGAGCGTGCTGCAGCTCATGCGGCCAGCAGCGCGCAGCGCTGCGATGCGGCCGCATTCCTCATTCCTTCCTTCGCCCTGGCCCGTTTCTGCCGCATCCCTTTGTTCCGCCTCTCTTTTTTTTGCGCCCGCGCCCCGGCCCGTTGGGAAGCAGTCATATTGGGTAGCCGTGCTGTGTTCCCAGTTTGATTGGGAACATGGGCGCGGGTGGGAACGCTTTTGGGAACATGAAAAGCGGCCCAATTCAGTGGCTTACGCGATTGTTCCCACTGTTCCCACTCCGGCGCGTGCGCGCGTAATGTGCTCGCGTGCGCGCGCGCTTGGTCTCATGTCTCTTTCCTTGGGAACATGGGAACAGTGTCTAGTTATCGAGCTAGATCAAGCACTTACGTTGTTCCCAAGCCTGTTTCCAGCGGCTCGGCGGGTGGGAACGTGGGAACATCCGAAGGCCTCGGCCCGCCTTCGTGACTGGCTCTGCGGCGCGGCGAATAAACTAGAGGTCGGATATGGTCATCCGCGGCTTCAGGCTGGGGATGCGCGGCGAAAGTTTCGGGCGCCGAACGCGCTCGAGCTCGGCCGCGGCCTGGTCGACCAGGCGCAGCTGCGCTCGGATCCGCAGAATGGCGGAAATCGGCCGTTTCCGCTGCGCCCGATCGGGCATGTTGGAAGGGCGATGTTGGAAGGCCGCGCGCAAGCCGCTGATCCGGCGTCGTTTTCCGTGCCGTGTCGGAAGCTTGGCAGGCTTCGCGGCCGTGCCCTGGGCGAGCTCGCCGGCCTTTTCGTCGCGAGGGCCCCCAGGGCCCCCAATCGCGGCCGCCGATCGTCCGCCATGCTGGCGATGGACGCCGGCGGAATTTGGATCGAGACCCGTTCCGGGCCGATCGACGTCCAGGCGGGCTCCATTCATGACTGGGCCATCCGGACGGTTGAGGAGAAGGCGCAAAATGACACGTCGCGGCGGGGGCCGGGGGGCGCGGATCTCTCGATCGCGGCCGGAACCGCGGGACGGGCGCACAGTCGCAGGGTTTGGAAGCGGGCCGGGGTGAATTTCTCTCCGGCGGTCGCCCGGCCCCACGAAGCCGGCGGAAACCGGACGCTGGGCCGCCGTAACGAAACTGTCAAGGGGCTCGCGGCGTGAGCGGTTGCACGCACCAGGACTGCGATCGCCAGGCGACGCATGGCCCGATTTTGATGATCCCTGCGAAGGGCTACGCGGCCGAGCCGAAGAACTGCGTCCAGATGTTCCTCGGTGTTGCTTGCTGTGAGCAGCATGCTTGCGATCCAATCACGCTCCCGGACGAGTCGAAGAGCCGCATTAGGACGGCGTTGATCGTCAGCGGGAAGGCGCCGCCCGATTTCGACCGCATGTGGATTGAGGCTCGTCCGCTCTCCGATCCAATGTTTGAGACGTATCGCGAGTTGGTCGCCAAGTCCGAAGGCGGGGGCCGGGCATGAGCGGCGAGCTGCAGCAGTCGATCGCGGACGTGGCGAAAGCACATGCGGCGGACATCGCGCGCGAGGAGCAGATGGATCTGCTCGAGCCTATCACGCCCGAGGAGATGGTCGAAGCGCGCGAGGAGCTCGGCGCCGAGGCTGGGCGGCTCACTCTGCTGCGCCATGCCCGAGAAAAGCGCCGCGGCCGGCCCAAGGGCGCGCGCAACAAGCGAACCGACGACCTGGCGAAGTACCTGCTGCAGTTCGGTGAGGATCCGCTGGTCGGCGCGATGCGCCTGGCGACGACGCAGCCCGAGATCCTGATCGAAGCGTCGAAACAGGAAAAGGTTCACAGCTTCAGCAAGGGCGGCACGCCGCGCGTGGTAATCGAGCGGATGACTTACAGCGAAGCCCAGGCGCTGATCATGCGCGCTCGCGAGCTCGTCGCCCCATACATCCACGGCAAGAAGCCGGTGCAGCTCGTCCACGACTTTAGCGGGCTCAAGGATCTGGTGATCGAGGGCGTCACCCACACGCGCGAAGAGGTCGAGGACATCGTCGATGCCGATTTCATCGCGATCGAGGATCAGCGGGGGACCGAAGAGTGAACAAGTTGCAGCTACTCGTTTCCGGCCTCGAGCTGGCCAAAGAATTCTGCGCTGCGAACCGCCTGCGGAAGCCAGGCGTCGAGCTCTACGATCAAACGAATTGGCGCTTCCCTAGCACGTGCGCTTACTACCGACCGGTCGCGATACACATCGCGCCGCACCGCTGCGCCCATATCGGCCGATCGGGACGTGCGTGGTCGTTTCCCGGTTATGTGATTGACCGGACACCGCATGGCGTCGTCCAGCACGAGCTTGGACACCATGCCGATCACACGCGCTCGGCCGTCAAGGGCGCCTACGGTGGAGATTTCAGCTCGGCCGTGCGCAAGGCGGCCGGCGAGCCAAAGCTCACGAATTACTGTCCGAACGACTGGGAATGGTTCGCGGAGATGTTTCGCCTCTTCGTGACCAATTCCGACCTCCTCCGAGCGGTGCGCCCCCGAACGCATGCTGCGCTGGTTGACGCCGGCTTTCGCCCTGTCGTCGATCGCCCATGGCGTGAGGTGCTGGCCGCCGCGCCCGATCGCACAATCGAAATGGCGGCGAGGAAGGCCGCTTGACCCAGCTCCGCCGCCTTCGTTCGCCTGGACCGATCGCGGATGCGTTCCTGCACTCGCGGGCGTTCATCTCGGCCGCGATCGGACCGGTGGGCTCGGGCAAGTCGATGACTGCGGCGCAAAAGCTGCTCCGCGTCGGCGCGCTACAGGGCGGCCGGAAAGACGCGCACGGCATCATCCGCCGCAAAGCGCGCTGCGGTGCGGTCCGCGAAAGCTACCCGAACATCGAAGCGAACATGTTGAAGACCTGGTTCAACATCGTCCCCGAAGAAGAGGGCAAGTTCAACTGGCGCGCGCCTTACGTCCACAAGTTCAGCAAGGTGCTGCGCCGCGACAGCGAGCATCGCCCGATCGATATTCTCGACATGGAAGTCGAATTCCGCGCGATCGGTGACAAGAGCGTCGAAGAAATCACCCGCGGCTGGGAAATCAACGCCTGCTGGATCGACGAATTCGACTTGCAGCCGCCCGAGCTAATCAGCTTCCTCTCAGGCCGCGTCGGCCGTTTTAGCGACCTTGATCCTACGCTCGTCGTCGATCCGCAAATGATCCTCACGCTCAATATGCCGTACATGGACAACCATGCTTACCGGCTGCTCCTCGAGCAGGAGCTCGGCGAGTTCGATCCGGAGACGAACCCCGAGATGGCGTCGGCGCTGCAGGGCCGGCCTTTGCTCGAGACATTCGTGCAGCCCGGCGGCCGGGACCCCAAAGCGGAGAACATCCACAACCTGCCCGGCGCGACGCCCGAAAACCCGGAGGGTGGCCGAGGCTATTACGTGCTGCAGGTCGCCGCCAACAAGCATCGCCCGGGCTACGTCGACCGGATGATCGACAACAAGCCGGTGCCGATGCAGTTCGGGCAGCCGGTCAACCCGGGCTTCAGCTATTCGGAGCACGTCCGCAAGCTCGAGTTCGATCCGCGCTTCCGGCTTATCGTGCCGATGGACCAGGGGCTCTACGCCGCGGCCGTCGCGCTGCAGCGCCTGGCGATGGGCCAGCTCCGCACCCTGCGCGAATGCGTGTTCATGCGCGAGGATGGCAAAGCGCTCGAGAAGATCGGGCCAACTGCGTTCGGCAAGGCGCTGAAGGCGATGCTGGCGCAGAATTTCCCGGACCTGGGCGCGCACGCCGTTCGGTTCGTTGCCGATCCGGCGGCCTTCGCGGCCGGCGATCGCCTCGACAATGAGATGGACTGGATCCGCGCCGTCGAGAAGGTGCTGGGGGCGAAGATCCACCGCGCGAAGAGCAACTCGCCGCAGCTGCGCAACGAAGCAATCTGGCAGGCCCAGGACAAGCGTGACGGCTATGCGATCGATCCCAGCTGTAAGCACCTGATCCGCGCGCACCTGGGCGGCTATCACTACCGCAAGGCCGAGATGGCGGCGAGCGCGACGGGCGTCGAGCATCGCGGCCACCTCGAGATCGCCGACACGATCTACACGCACGTCGCCGACGCCGAGCAATATGGCGCGCTCGAGGGCCAGCATGTCGTCGCGGAGCTCCGCGGCCGCAACCCGAGCCAGCGGCGGACGATCGTCAACGACAGCAATTACGACATTCTGGGAGGTGTCAGATGAAGCTTTTCAGCCCGAGCGGTGCTTTGGCGCGTCGATCGCTGCACAAGCTGTTCAAGCCGTCTGCCGGCGGCGGTGGATCGCTGCCGACGCCGATCCGCGATGGCGCCGCCCCGGGCGATCCGGAGCGGCTGCGACAGTTGTCGCGTCGCCAAGGCGGTGCGGCCGACATCGTGACCGGTTCCTACGGCGCCGCGGGTGCCAGCGGCAAAAGCACACTTGGCAACTAGCAGGAGCTCGCCACCATGAACCCCTTTTCCTTAATCGGCGGCCTGATCGGCGGTCCGATCCTCAAGTCCATCTTCGGCAAGAAGAAGCCGAAGCAGCAGGAGACCATTCCCGCTCCGCTGCCGACGGCCACGCGCGACGACGCGCAGAGCGAAGCGGAGAAGCGCCTCGAACTCGCCCGCCGGCGCGGCGGCGCGGCCGACATCGTGACCGGCGCTTACGGCGCTGAAGCGCCCGCCGGCGGGAAGACAGTACTCGGTTCCTAAAACCCTCATTTGAACGGGAGAAAATGAACATGGCTGAAGTCACCAAAGCCGAGCTGCAGCAGCAGCTCACCGACATGACGAACCGGGCGGCTGCCGCCGAAACCCGGGTCGAGCAACTGACCGCGGATCTCGGTCGGGCAATCGAGCGCGCAGACCAGGAAGCGAAAGCGCGCCAGGAAGCGGCAGCCGAGCTTGAGAAAGCCGACACCGAAATCGGCGAACTTCGCAAGAGCCTCAAGGCCTACAAGGGATCCGCGACGAAGGCGCGGGGCGAGGTGACCGTGCTGCGCAAGCAAATCTCCCCACAGGCGCGGCCGATCGGCGCAATGAAGCCGGCGAAGAGCGACGAGGAGGCCGCGGCGCGCAGCGCGACGCTGGCGGCCGCTTTCGCCCAGGACACGCTCGAACTGGTCTTCTCTGATGGCAAGCGCGAGATCCGCGAGCTCGCGCCGCTGACCATCTCCGGCGACGCCTGGCGCATCATGCCGAGCCAGGGCCCCGACGATCTCGGCCGCGTGCTCAACCACGAGCCGATCCTCGAGCCTGGCGACTGCCAGCGCGAGCAGTTCGATCTGAAGGGCTTCGCGCTGATCAACGAAGCCGGCCAACAGGTCGCCTACCGCGCCCTGCCGGATGCAATCCGCATCCGCCGCAACGAGCGGTTCCAGCTGCCGCACAACACCATCCGCTTCTAACCGACGCGACGGGGGAGGTCCTTTTCATGGCCGACAACATCCAGAACGAAGAGCTGGTCAAAGAGGACCTCCGCCGCCAGGAGCGGCTGGAAACGGAGCGCGCGCCTTATGAGAGCACGTTCCGCGACGCCGAGGCGCTTTGCGACCCGATGTCCGCCGGCGGCTTCAACAGCGGCGCGGGGCGCCACGGGCCAGAGCGCAACTATAATTTCGACAGCACGGCGATGGATGGGCTCGACCGCTTCGACGCCGCGCTGGGCGCGGTCACCATGCCGAAGACCGAGCTCTGGCTCGGCCTCACCGTGTACGACAAGGAATTGGCGCGCTCGCCTGCCGTTCAGCGTTGGCTCGAGCATGCCGCCGATCGCTGCTGGGACTGCATCTACGCACCGCATGCGAATTTCGGCGTCGCCACCAGTGAGGATCGCCGTGCGCTTGGCTGTTACGGCACCGGGCCACTGTGGGTCGACGAAGCCAAGGGTCGCGGGCTGTTCTTCCGCGGCCTGCACATGAGCGAAACCTATATCGACATCGATTTTCGCGGCCGCGTCGACACAGTTCATCGGCCGTTCGAACTCACAGCGCGCCAGGCGGCGCAGATGTTCGGCCGCGAAAACCTCAGCCCGAAGATGCAGGACGCCGAGAAAAATCCGGCGAAGTGCGACAGCGACAAGTTCCAGGTCCTGCACGTCGTTCGGCCGAACGACGGCTATCAGCCAGACATGCTCGACGCTCGGGGCAAGCCGATCGCGAGCCGCTACATCGCCAAGGACGAAAAA